TCAAGCATCTTCGGCTTGACTTTATCCAGGTCTGGGAACTTTGCCTTCGCACTAGCAATCTGAGAATCAACCTCCTTTCGAGTGATGTCGTTTGCAACGGATTCAAATCGGTCTGATTTCTGTGACAGTTCACCAAGCTGCTTTTCCACACGACGAGATACTGGAGCAAGCTTGGCGTCAATAAAGGCACCAAGCTTGGTCAGGAGTTCCTTGTGGGGATCGTCCTCTGCAAGACTTGCAAGAGGGTCTGGATTATCTGCAGGGTCATCTTTTTCTTCCTCTACCTGCTTCTCTCCAACCTGGACTACCTTTCCCTGTCTCTTGAGTGCTACTACCGCAGCAACATCAGGGTCACTGATAAGCTGCATGAGTGCCCTATTCTGCTGAAGGGTCGCATCATGAGCCCCATTCTGAGAAGGATCAGCATCCCCTTCTCCATCTACATCCTCAGCAAAATTAAGACCCCGCGGAAGACTACCAGCCGTCATAGCCAGGGCACTCTTCCGCACGACGTTTTCATGATTTTCCATTAAAAGACTCCAAATGTGCGGCTCTAAGCGGATCATTCGATGCAAGACGCTCCTGCATCGCTTTGTTCATCCTCTGCTTCCGCTTCTGTCTAGCAAAGGCAACTCGAATGGTTACTAGGATTCTATTTACATCCCTCCTAGCAACAGGACCGTTGAATTTCACCTCCCATTTTTCACTACCCTTCTTAATACACACTATCTGCCGTATGGCTTCCGGGGCTTTTTCTTCTTTGCCATTTTTGACTACTCCTGGTTGTTTGATACTAGCTTCCACTACCTGCACTTGCTGCTTTGGAGAGGTGCTGGCTCCCTCTAAAACAGTAGGCTTTTGGATTCCTTCGTTCACAAGAACTCCCAGTTATTTTTAAGAGACCACTTCTTCGTCGCTTGAAGAATAAAGGATATCTGTCCTAACTCCACTTACTAACTGCTCATTCTCTGATGTCTGACAACAATGACAAATAGGCATTAGTCTTATATTACATAGATCCCCTTCGGGTGTTATTGATTCAATCACAGCAGGTATCATTACCCTTTGACCAACTTTAAACCCTTCCATTTTTTTACTCCCTATAGTAGAGCACTTGACTTCAAACCATGTTCCTTCAGGTATTTCTTCAATTCCCTCTTCGTCTCAAAATGTTTCCCTCCTTCACAGACATGCTCAAGGAACAGCCCTCCTGCCGGCCAGGAATCTCGACGCGGCCTGGACACCATTCTCCCCATTGGAGCCTGGCAGCATTGGCTTAGGGGGTACGGAGGGTCGGTTGTTATTGGGAGGAGCACTTCCTCCACCTGGTTGCATTTGCTGCATTTGTGATTGTACAGGGGCATTGAAGAGTCTCCCAAATGATGGATCGTTTACCTGGCTTTTGAGGAATCCAATCAGCTCTTGTGGGTTTACAGAGGGGTCTTGCTTGAGTAGGCCGTAGAGCTGGAGGGCTTGCATCTTCCTTTGCTGAGCTTCACCCTCGTCAACGAAGTCAATCTTCAGTCCGTATCTACCCTTCAGCATCGGCCCATTTACTTGCATGAATTCCTGAGTATCTTCTTCTCCCATTACTTGGATCAACCTACCCATTGTCCAGTGTTCAAAGACAATTCCATTTATCACCTTAATAGCATTTTCATACAGCCTCTTCGTTGCCTGTCCACGCCGGGACATCCGCAGTTGTGAGGATCGCTCAACGGCATTTACCTCTGATGCAGTCTTTCGACCACCACTATATTCACCCACCTGGTTTCTAGAAAAGCCAATCTGCTCTCTAGCATTACTCCGAATGACCTCTTCTTCAATCTGAAAGCCTTGGTTCATCGGCTGGTTGTCCATCTTCGCAATGGCATCACCCAGTTTGAACTGGTCTTCAATCTTAATACCCACACCAGCCTCTGGAGACAGGGCCTTTTCCAGTTCCTCCTGTGTGATTGCACTGGAGTTATATAGGAACTTCATCACAGACAGCCGACGCTGCTTGGTCCTTTGAAGGGCAATATCTGACAACTCACACTGTGCGAAGTAAAGATAAAAAGCATCAGGAGTAGTCCAGAAACTTCTAGTACGAGGAGTAAAACTAACACTAGCAAAAGGTAGACGATTCTCAATTTGAAGTTCATTTAGGTCATTCCGGAGGAACTTGTCTCTACCCCTACTGATGCAGAAAATCTTCCCAGTCCTTCGATCCATGATTTCATAAAACTCCACAAACTCTGCTTTGTTGAAGTTTACATTACCTGCCTTAAGTGGCTTCTGGAGATTCCTATAACTGTTCACAAAGTCAATAATGGACATGTTTGGATCAAGCCCACGGGTGTTTTCATACTTTGGATCACTTCGGAGATCATCAATATGCCGACAAAGTCTTGTCGCTACCCAGGGAGTATTATCAATGTCATAAGTCCCCCACGGCACGGTGAAGTCATGAGGAAGGACCGATCTACCCCAGGGCATACCTGGTTGGACCTTGGAGTCATTTTCAATTTGCCTCTTACCAGTCTTGTCTAACTGAGTGAGAGTCAAACCCAGTTGCAGGGTTCCCCCGATATCTAACTCTGAATCAAACCCCCACTGGCTGTCATATCCAAATTTAATAATCCCCCGGCCAAATAGGTAGCCGTGAAGGACTGCTTTCTCTACCTCAGTTTGGAGGTCCATCTCTTCTAAGAACATATTATCCAAAGTTTCTACAAACGGAGCCTTTGCCAAATCCTGTGGTCTATTTCCCTTGACCATGATATATGGAGAGGGGACAGTCAAACTACTCATCATAGCATCGCCCTGACTGAGCAGGATATTCGGACCACTGACCATCATGGATTCATGGACATTATAGTAAATGGCCTCTAGCTCTGACCACTTGTCCTCCAGGCCAAACCTTCTCCTATAATCTGCACCCTCATCTAATTGCTCCATCCATTCACTAGCCGTATAGTCTGTATACGCCATTGGCAGTACCTCCATAATAAAGGGGGTCGTATATCAGACCTTGAAGGCCCTTCGCACGACGAGCGTATTGGAACTGCCGGACTGCGGCTTCGTAGTTCAGGGGGTCGTTTTCATCGTATTGCTCTTGTTCTCTTTCGTATCTAGACCGGGTGAGCTTCCAGAGTTGGAGGTGCATGGAGAGGGCGTCGGCAATATCTACAAACTTTCCACGGGGGAATTTGAGGAACTGACTAATAAGCTCCTTCATCCAAGGCTTGACAAACAACACCCTATTTTGGAACAATGGTTGAAGAGCCATGATTGCACCAGTCTTTGCGTCCTTACCTCCACGTTTGATAGGCTCCAAGATGAACCAAATTGCATGTTCCTTCATGCCCTCTTTGATCCAGTAGTCAAGGGACTTCTGATATGCCACATTTTCATAACAGACCTTCAATGGCCGGTATTTGATAACGTGGTCGAAAATCGCAGCGATCAACTCCCCTGGATTACACCGCTTTGCAAAGTACTCTAGCACATAGATGTATCCAGTCTTTCTATCCTTGCCAGTAGTCAGCACCACGTTGTCACAGACTTCATCTGGACTATCAGATAGATTCGGGTCTGTTGCCGGATCGACTGTAGTGTATACATCTAACTCCATTGTATTCATATGATCATAATACATAAACCACTCCGGCTTGAAGAACATATCGCTCTTCCTGGTTGGAGTGTTCATATACAAGGCCCCATACATATACGAGCCTAGATTTCTTTCAAGTTGATCCAAGACTGGCTGGTCGAATCTCTCCGGCCAGGCAATCTTTCCACTGTCATCTGGTTCACCCTGGTCATTCTCTTTGACTGCCCGGGTCATGATTTTGTAGTCTGGATCATTCTTCTGGACCCAGGAGATTAGATCTTCATCATACCACCTTGTCCCCACAATTAGAGAGGTATCTTTGCCTGGGTCATTCATTAGGGGCAACAAGTTTGTCCTGTGCCAGCCAATGGCCTTCTGAACATCATCATGTGTAGGTGCTAGGGTTTCATTACCCAGTTCATCCAAATCCGGCGCAACTGTATCGTCCTCAATGATCACATCATAGTGCCGTGAAACAACCTTGGTGTTTGTACCGGCAGCTTCATAGGTGCCTTCTGGATAGGACTGGGTTCTGGACAGGCAAAGAGACTCTGCATTCCAGGTGCTGTTCTTTCCAGGTAGTAATTCTGGGAACATTGCTCTGAGCAATGGATTCTCCAGCCAGTTGCTACTGATCACACTGAGTTTCTTACAGGCGTTTGTGGAGCTATTTTGGACCAGGAGGATTCTAATATTCGGATTGTTGATACTCAACCAGATTGGATAAGCAATGGTACAGACGGTTGTCTTGAACCAACCTCTAGGAATGATAATCAACTTCCGAGTTGTGCCGGCCATGAGGAATCTGCACAACGGAAGGTGGATGTGTTCCACCATCTTATCATTCCTCAACACCCCCTTGGCGAAGAAGTATAGGTCCTTCTTCGCTAAGTCACGGAGTGCGGGGAGGTCTAGTTGTTCAATGGCTTGAGTCAATTATGGCTTCTTATTCCAGGGCTCTGGAAGTTGAGTATACTCACACTTTTCCTTATCTACTACACGACGAGTTTCATAGTACTTATCTTCAACTTTTAGAGTAATTGCTCCTTTAACTACTACATCTTTTGGTATCTTAAGGATATATGGAAAATTTGACTTGTTTTTCTTCATTCACTAGCCTTCTTACTTCGACGAAACTGGTTTATTTGGCGACCCCATATCAGACGGCTTACTCCCCATTCCGCTGGACTTCACAAACATTGACTTGTCCCCCTTCGGAGGAACTGGTTGGGGCTGGGTTGGGCTGTTGCTTGCTGGTGTGCTCATTGTTTGACTCCCTAATTGCTTGATTCAACAACTGAACATACTCTGCACTCACATTGATAACCGTACCAATCTGAGTACCCTGACCGGGCTTTCCGAACATCTGTTCCAAAATGTACTTTGCAGAGTTGAATTGAAGAGTTTCATCCTTTGAATGATGCATAAGTTGCTCAATCTTCAACGCTGCTGGCTCTGTGGCTTGTTCTAGAATAGATCGAGCCTTGCCCATGATGGCTTCTCGGTCCATTCCAAGAACCTCACCCGTGCGATCCTCCTTTCTACGTCTTGCTATTTCTTCTTGGACAAGAGGGGATTTTTTAATCATCCCCACAGCCCGTCTTGTCATACCAAGTGTATCTGCAATGATCTGAACCGTGTGATCTGCAACAAGCATATCAATAACACGAAAGTGTCTTGGTAGAAGTTCTCTAATAGAGAACCTTCCCAGGGCTCCATCCATGACACTTGGATTTTCACTCACTCTTGTCATCTTTTCACCCACCAGTGTACTTTGAGCGTATGTGCGGCATTAGAAATATTCGTAACTGTCACTGTGATTGGGCCTGTGACACCTGTTGGAATTGGAAGAATGTCTGTATCTGACGTATATGTAACTGTACTAATCAAAACCTTACCAGTTCCATC